CAATTCATTTAACAAATGTCGAAAATGGCCTACATGTGCAGATGCCGTAGGATATTCTTTTACAATTAATTTACCACTCGTTTTACCCTTTACTCTATCAATTTTCTTATCATATATGCCTTTTGGTAAATTCACTAATTCTTCTAAAGACACATTTAAAAGATTTGCATCTATTCTCTCAGCAATTTTTTCTTCAGCCATTTCCATTGTGATATACAAAACATTTTTACCATCAAGCAAATTAGCTGAAGCCATATGACACATTGCTAACGATTTCCCAACGCCCGTACCAGCAAGTATAATATTGAGAGACTTTTTAGGTATACCACCTTTGGTAATTTTGTTAAGATATTCCAGATCAAAAGGAATACGTTCTTCAATACGGTGATAAAAGTCCCAACGACTATCACTATCATCAATAAAGTCGTGCCCAATAGAAGGATCAAAAGAAACAGACAAAGCGTCAGAGAGAAGTTCGGGTATAGTTCCTTTGTCTTGCTTATCTTTACCATCGATAATAGATATTGATTCCATAATTGCATTGTAGATTGCTTTCTCTTGACAAAACTTCTCAGTTTTTTCTATTAGCCATTCTTTATCAGTTTCAGCATCAGCGTCTAGTTCAGAGACTATAGATGAACATTTGGTAAAATTTTCATCACTTACTTTTGTATTATTATCTAATTCGATCAGTAGTGCTTCTTTTGTTGGTAAAGAATTGTACTGAGACAAATATTTATCTATCTCTTGATAAATTACTCTCTCATTCATTTCTGAAAAATATTCTGATTTCAGATAAGGCAAAGTTCGCCTTGCATAATCTTCTTCGTTAAGAAGATGTTTCAGTACTACTAGTTCTATCCTGTTCTGCATCTTGTCTCTTAAAATGTTGTTGTAATAAGTTTTGTAATATGTTTCCTAGTTTATCTTTAAATACTTGCTGTGTCAAGTCTAAGTCATTAGGATTTTCACATATTATAAAATTGAAATTGAACTTAGCTATATTATCACCGTTCTCATTCTTTTCTTCTCTTGCTTGAATAACATCGAACTGTATTATAACATCAGCATATTCACCACTAATTATTCGTACACAACCTTGATCTTCATGAAAAGCTTTCGGGTGGGTATCTATAGTTATGAATTTAGGTTCAGTACCGCCTTCATAGAGGTTCTTTATATTCATCTTGCTTTGCCTTGTCCTCTATACTTTTTGAACTGTCTTCTTTTATGCTTATTCATTTTAGTTAGAGATAGCATACCATTACCTATTGAAGTTTTTACTTTCCTTGGTTCATGAACTGCTACTGTAAATCCTCTTGCTTTTCTAGCCATTATGTAATTTCCTTATCGCTTCAATATCTTCTTTATCAATTAACTCACCACAACCACAACGAGTTGGATATTCTATATTGACAACATTATCTTCCCAAGTACACCAATGTTGCCAATATATTTTATCGCCCTCAATGTACGCTGTCTTCTGCCCCTTCGTCAACTGAAAGTTCATCGGTAGATTCACCATACAAAAACTCCTTCTTTGCTACTTCTTCTAATTTAGTCATTATATCTTCAGTAAAATATTTTTCAGGTTCTTGATTGATAGTTTTACCAAATACTTTTGTACCATCAGGCATTTCATATCTTGTTGAAACTTTCTTGATGATATCATACTTTTCAGCTAAATCTAGTAGTCCATAGTATCGATCTAGTCCTGTAGAGTAAGATAGTTTTACTTCCACTTTCTTATTCTCTTGAGTAAATCTAGATTTAGCCATCTGTACTTTTACTATATTACCAATCACATCTGTACCATCTTTATCTTTCTTCTTTGAAAGCATAGCGATAGATGATGATGCATACTTGAGTCCAGCACCACCAGACATTTCTTTCATTGGTATGTATGCACCAACCACATCATACACATGATTAGTAACGAGAAGTGGTACTTTTGCTTTTGCAAGCTTGAGTGATAATACTCTAAATGTACCACGTAGCAATTGTGCTTTTGTCATGTCTCTTGCTGGTTTACCAGACTCGACATCTTCTAATTCTTTTGCTGACGATAGTTGCCCTAATGAGTCAAGTACCATCATCATAGGTGGAGCATCTTTGTGTTCCATATAGTTTGTTAGCATCTTTACTGCACTTGTACGAAAGTCTTCGATTGACTCTGGTTCTGCAATAGATACTCTTGATACATCGATGCCTCTTGTTGACATCATATCTTTTGTTACGGCGGCTTCTGTGTCAAAATAGATAACACCACCAGTTTTATTATCTTCTAAGAATTGCTTGATAACGCCTAGAACAAAGAAGGTTTTCCCGGTTGCTGATTCCCCTGCAAATGCGGTTATTTTATTGTTGGGAACACCACCATATAAACTACCACTAAGTACTGCATTCATAATATAAGAACCGGTATCTATCGTACCAGTAAATTCAGAAGAGTTACCGCCATCAGCTAATATATTAGTGTTGTCGATACCCTTTATTACATTACTTAAAAAGCTATTCATCTATTATATACCTCATCTAGTTTATCAGAAAATTCTTCAATCTTTTTTAATCTTACTTTGCCTTCCCAATAGATATAATCTTTCTCTGGATTTTTAGCCAGATTGTTCAGCAAAGGTTTAATCATGTTGTATAGAGTATCGCATTTTTCTTGCGTCTTGTCAAGTCCAGCTGTTTTCATTACCGCTGTTTCTTTTGCTTCTATTACTGCGTCTAGTTCGTCTTCGGTAACGGCAGTAAAGCCAAAGTCAAAATCTAATTCACTCATGAGAAAAAGTCCTCCAATGTTGCTCTCTTCTCTGTTGCCCAATCAATCTTATCTAATATAAGTTTCAAAGGCTCTAGAAACGATTTGTTAAACTGTGTTTCATAATCTATATACTCACTCATACCAAACTCTTGAGGTAAGACATTTATTATAGATAACACATTTTGTCTCAATGGGTTTGGTTCTTTCATATAACAATACTTTATCTTTTCACCAGATTTTATAGTTTGATATTTCTTTAAAAGTTTCCTCTCTTTTATACAGTTGTTGTATATCAAAGCACCTCGAATATGTAAAGGTGTTCCTTTCATAATCTCAAAGTTTTTGAACACTGTACCAACAGTACTATCGTATTTATTTAATTCAGATACGCCTCTAGGGAAAGCTACCTCTTCAAATGGTAGAGAAGAAAACTTTTCTTTGAACTCTACAATATAAGCTTGCAAAGTCTTTTCATCTTTTGTCATGATAATATCAATAGCTTTCTTAATCGCATCACGACAAACCTGTGGAGTACTAGACTTGATAGCTTCTATTCCCATCATCTTGAGTTTAGGTTTCTGATATCTAACACCCTCATTATCATATACGTTGAGCATGTATCTTTTCTTGGCAGTCCATATGCCTTTGTCGCATATCGTTTCTCTCTTCATGAACATCTTCTGATCAAAAGCATTCATGATATCTGCGAGTTCTTGATAAGCTTTGTCGATGAATGGTTCTATTCTATCTGTTGCAACTTTATCTAGAAAGTCTATAGGATTCTTAGGTTTAAACTTTTCTATTAGCTTGTCAAAAGTTATGTATAGTGAATCTGTATCTGATGCAACAACATAATCAATATCCTCTGTACTCAATAATTTGTTTAGATATTCGTTGATACGTGCTTCTATCCATTTGATAGATAATTGTCCAGATTTAGTAATAGCTAATGCTTGTCGTATATCATAAAATCTAAAGTATTGATTACCAATCGCACCATAAGCAGAGTTCAACTGTATCTTTTTTGCCATCTGCATGTTGTAATACTTAGCAACATCTTTCTCTAGCTGTTGCTTTTTCATTTCTAGTTCTGCTCTATTCATTCAGTAACTTCTTAACTTTCTCTAGTTCTTTCTGTGCCTCAATCATTTTCTTCTTGTAGATGACTCTATCTTCATACATAGATTGCATCATATCATTTAGAAAACCTTTCTTGTCTTTTCGAAAGTATTGTCCGTTTGCCGCCAATACTTTGTCTTTAGATGTAGATACATTCTTCTCTATAATATCATCAATGCTCACGTTTTGCAAGTCACCTTCTATGATTGTGTCAGGTGAAACATTATACTGCATTATCAGATGAGGATACAATGAGTTCAAATCGAAAGACATAATCCATTTATGTAAGCCAACTTGTGGATCTTTTACGTAAGCACCTTCATACGCTTCGCTTTTATGTTTAGCTTTCTTCTGAGGTATCACAATGTTTTTATCAAGTAGATAGTTGTGTATCAAAACGTCCCACATTCTAACTTGTGAATGATTGTCTTCATAGTTTACTTTAGCATCATATGCGATAGCCATTGCTAACTCTATCAGTTTTAGTTTGTCTTCTATTCTTTCTACAAGTTCAACGTCTTTAATATTATATTCTATGAACTTCTGATAGTCATTTTTGTATAGCTGGTGTAAGTTAGCAAACTCTGAGTAGTCAAGTTTCTTTTCACCGAGTTCAACATTAGATATGTGATCTAGTCTGTATGACTCTTGTACTTGACGATTATCTTTCTTATACAAATCGATATAGTCTAAAACTTCTATGCCTTCTAGCTTGTATGTTTTAAGTGATGCTTTACCAAAAGAGTTCCACACATTAGATGACTTCTCTTTTACTATTCCCCATGGTGATAGAAGTTCTACTTTATAATCACCAAACATTCTTCGTATACGATTGACAAGATAAGGCACATCAAAGCCCTTTACATTCCAACCTGTGACAATATCAGGATCAAGCTTTCGCCATGTTTTCAGAAATACATCTACAAGATTTTGTTCACTCTTACAATCTATGTAATATACATCATCTCTATCATTTCTAAACTCACCATTACCTATAACATAGAACTTATCTTTCATCTTTATAGTGATAGCAGTGATAGGTTGATCTGCATGTTCAGGTTCAGGAAAACCTTCTTCAGAGCCAACTTCGATATCTATATTAGCTACACGTATCTTATCAAAGTCATAGTCATTACCATACTTTTCATTCAAGTATGTATAAGCAAACATTGTAGAGCCATAGAAACTAAAGCCTGTAACATCTTTGAACTTTTCAGTATACTCTTTACAAGCTTTGATACTGTTAAACTTCTTAGGCTTTACAGGTTGTCCTGTGATTGTTTTATATCTAGATTGTTCTCTTGTAGGTTCATAGAGAGTAGGTTTGTAAAAAACTTTTTCGTTAAATCTTTTACCATAGTCGTAGCCACGAACATACACGTAGTTACCACGAACAAAAGCGTTTGTGTAGAATCTCATAAAGACATAATAACAGATTGTATGTTATGTGTCAAGCTTACAGAAAATTATATATTGCGTAACCAGTAACTATGCCGATAACTAGCATAGCGAAATGTGTTAGAAATACTTCTTTACTCATGCCATTATATCCAATGTTCTTTGTATTCTCATATCATTTAGCATGTTCCACATATTGTTCTTTGCGAAAAACTGCATCATCATTATGTACGCCATCCACTGATACTGTCTTTTCTCTTGCTCTCTTTGCCACTGTGCTTGATTATATTCTTCAACTTTTTGTTGGTTCTGAGCATACTGTTGATTAGCAATTTGTGTGCCTTCGTTGATATATGTATTGATATATTGATTAGTTAC